ATTGATAACTGGCAATCTGTGCACCTTGAGATGGACCATTTAATTGGTATGTTGTACCTCCAATACCTCTTGTGCTACCACCTTCTATTGCCACACTAACAAGACCTGTTGATGCAGTTGTGGGTAAGTTGTATGTAAATCCATAGTTAATACCATACAGTGATAAACCGGAACCACTATTAGACAATGCAGTTGAAATAGCAAAAGAATTACTTACTGGATTATTTGGTGTAGCAACCGCAGTAGGATTAGGAACTAAATTAGCACTTGTAAGAAGGCTACTAAATCCAGAACAACTAGGACTATATGCAGGATTTGCAGTACATGGGTTTACTGAGTACAATAAATCAAATGAGTTCACATGAACTCTTGGACCATAATAACCTGCCCAAAAGTTTTGGTCTTTACCCGTAAAACTAACAATTATTTTACTAGCTTGGCTCAAATCGTATTGATTGGAAAACATTTGAGTGCCAGAAAATTGTTGAAAAGTTCCGGTTTGTGTGTTTACTTGACTGTAATTATAGTTGTAACTTTCAAGCGTATTACCACTTGTTCCAATCAACGAAACATTACCTGAAAGCGTACCTCTATTACCTCCACCGTTGGATAATTCATTATTGATACCCCATGAATAACTATATCCAGACAGTTGAATGCCTGTACCTGCACTCGCTAATGCTTGGTTGATTGCTACTGTTTGACTAACAGTTTGTGTGGTATATCCAAAAATAATATTACCTGTACTAGGATTATAAGCAGGTGTGTAACCGCCACTATAACCACCTGCTGCACCAGTAACAGTATTGTTCCATGGCAAACCACCACCCAAGTTGAGCACATTCCCAGAACTTGTTACACTAAGTGCACCACTGGTTGCATTTATAGTGGCCGCATCTTGGGCAAAGACTATGCTTGCCACCATCAACAAAACAAAAAGGACTAACCTTTTCATTTTAGTCCTTTAGACCAATTGTTGGAACCTTTTCTGGATGTGCTTCCCATTCTTCTCTTGCTTGGTCACCAATTTTGCCTTCATATGGGCAAGGTGTTCCTGCTTGTAACATAGCATCAAATACACGGCGGTCTTGACACATAGTAGCTACTGCGGCCACTTTCATACCCATATCAAATAATGTTTTAGATAGTTTCAAGCGTTCGCAATTACCATCACGCATTGTGCCACCTAAACTTAAACCAAATACTTGAGTTTGTGTTCCACCACTAACACCAGTAACGCAAAGGTCACTACCAACTGACATCATTGCAGGTGCAACAGCTGTTGGAGGTGGTTGATGAATTGTTTGGTCAATCTTAGAAATATTTGAGTTATTATTATTGTTAGTCAATGTACCACTTTGGATATTTTGATTGACATTGTTGTTTGAACTTGTGCTAGTGTTTGTGTTATTGTTTTGGTTAACATTGTTATTATTACTTGTGCTTGCACTCACATTGTTATTATTGTAAGTCATTGTGCCAGTATTCACGTTGTTATTTGTGTTTACGTTGGTATTGCTGCTAGTACTTGTACTTGTATTCACATTGTTATTATTATTTGTATTGTTGCTGGTACTTGTACTCACGTTATTATTATAATTGGTATTCGTACTTGTACTTGTGCTTACATTGTTATTGTTATATGTCATAGTACCACTATTAACATTATTATTTGTGTTTACGTTATTGCTGGTACTTGCACTTGTATTAACGTTATTGTTAGTGTTTGTATTGGTACTTGTAGTAGCATTGACATTGTTGTTATTATATGTCATAGTACCAGTATTGTTAACTGTACTTGTATTGACATTATTGTTATTGTATGTCATAGTACCGCTGTTTACATTGTTATTTGTATTAACATTGGTAGAGGTACTTGCACTTGTACTTACATTATTATTGTTGTTTGTATTGGTTGCAGTACTTGTATTGGTATTAACATTGTTATTATTATTTGTAACAGTACCACTTTGAATGTTATTGTTGGTATATGTAACACCACCACTCATTGTGTTATTGTTGTTATATGTCATTGTACCGTTGTTGGTATTGACATTATTGTTGGTCACAGAACCACTTTGAACGTTATTGTTATTATTGTTATAAGTGATAGTGCCACTATTAATGTTGTTGTTTGTATTAGTACTGGTAGAATTTACGGTACTGGTACTGGTTGCAGTACTGGCTGACGTACTGTTGTTATTTGTATTAACAGTAGAAGTACTGGCACTGGTACTATTAGTATCAACAAGTGAAGATGAACTATAAGCACCACCAGTTAAACTAGCTGATTGATTGATTAGTGGGTCAGCGGCAATAGAAGCAATACTAAATGCTGATAGTATAGAGGCCGCAAGCAGTTTTTTGAAATTCATTTCATTTCCTTCTTTATTTTTGTGGAATAATGGCAAAAATGACACAAGTAGGTTGCCTACTCAACTGAATTCATATATAATCGCTTACCCTATTATTTATACGAAAAGGTTTGTCATGGAAATTATTGCACTAAAACTTATTACTGGCGAAGATGTACTTGCCGAGGTTCAAACCGAATCTGAAACTGAATTTGTTCTTGAAAATCCTGTTGGAATTGCTGTTGTTCGTTCTGCGTCTGGCCAACCAAATGTTGGTTTTGCTCCATTTCCTTTACATGCGGAACAAGTTAAAGGTTCCACAATTACGCTTGCCAAAAAGCATATTGTGTACTACTATGTGCCAGCCGAAGACTTTATCACCAATTACAAACAAGTTTTTGGTGCCGGCATCGTTCTCCCTAATAAACAACTAATTGTCTAATGAATTTTTATACTAATGTACAATGCTTCGGTAATGCGATCCTTTACCGAGGCGTTATGAATGGTAAACGTGTGAAACAACGCATCGATTACCAACCATCTCTCTACATTCAACACAAAAACGGTAAACTTAAATCTCTAGACGGTACTCCGCTTCTACAAAAGAAGTTTGATGATATCAAAGAAGCAAGAGAATACATCAAAAAGTTTGATGGTGTATCTGGTGGACCTAAGGTCTATGGAAACACCAGATATGAGTATGCATTCATTGGTGAACAGCATTCCGACATGGTTGATTGGGACCAGGATCACATTCGTATCGGCGTAATCGATATTGAAGTCGGTTCTGAGAATGGTTTCCCTGATCCATATCTGGCTAACGAACCTATCACTGCAATCTGTTTGAAATATTTAAATGGTATGACACTCGTCTTTGGCTGTGGTGATTACCAAGTTCAAGGTGAAGAAATCTATATCAAATGTAAAGATGAGTGGACACTTTGCAAGAAATTCATTCAACATTGGGTCAATGATACACCAGATGTTTTGACCGGCTGGAACACCAAGTTCTTTGATATTCCATATTTGATTAATCGTTTCCGTAAGATTCTTGGCCAAGATGAAGCCAAGTTGTTGTCTCCATGGAAATACATCGGTGAACGAAACACCATTATCAATGGTCGTTCTATGATTGCATACGATATCATGGGTGTTGCATCACTTGACTACATCGAACTATACAAATGGTATGCTCCTGACGGTAAATCTCAGGAGTCTTATCGTTTGGATGCTATTGCAAACGCAGAAATTGGTGAAAGCAAATTGTCATATGATGAATTTGATAACCTACACGCTTTGTATCGTTTGAATTTCCAAAAGTTTATTGAATATAACATCAAAGACGTTGAGTTGATTATCCGTCTGGAAGATAAGTTGAAATTGTTGGAGTTGGCTCTAACTCTTGCATATGACACCAAGTGCAACTATGAAGATGTGTTTGCACAAACTCGTATGTGGGATGCTTTGACTTACAACCGTCTGATGCAAGATGATATCGTTGTGCCACCACGGGAAGTACAAGATAAAGATGGTATGTTTGAAGGCGCTTATGTTAAAGACCCACAAGTTGGTTTACATGAATGGGTTGCATCATTTGACTTGAACAGTTTGTATCCTCACTTGATGATGCAATACAATATCAGTCCTGAAACATTGATTGAGCCAGAAGACTATACAGATGAAATGCGTGAGATTCTATCACAAGGTGTAACCGTTGATAAGTTGCTCACTAAGTCGATTAACCTATCAAATATTGGTGATAAAATTACCATGACACCTAACGGTCAATTCTTCCGTACAGACTTCCAAGGTTTCTTGCCTAAGATGATGGCAGAAATGTATGAAGACCGTAAGAAGTTCAAAAAGATGATGTTGGTCGCAAAGCAGGAGTATGAGAATGAAAAAGACTCAACCAAAAAGTATGACATTGAAAAGCGAATTGCAAGGTTTAACAATCTTCAATTGGCCAAGAAAGTATCACTTAACTCTGCTTATGGTGCTTTGGGTTCTCAGTATTTTCGTTTCTACGATTTACGCATGGCACTTGGCGTTACTTCTGCTGGGAAATTAAGCATTCGTTGGATTGAGAACAAACTGAACGAATACATGAACAAGATTCTAAAGACTTCTGATGTGGATTATGTGATTGCGTCCGACACAGATTCAATCTATATGAAACTTGGTCCTTTGGTGAATAGTGTTTATGGTGCAGACGGTACTGTTGGACTTCCAAAGACTAAAGTGATTGATTTCATGGATCGTGTTTGTGAACAAAAGATTCAACCGTTCATTGACAAGTCGTATCAAGAATTGGCATCTTATGTAAACGCATATGCACAAAAGATGCAAATGAAACGTGAAGGTCTGGCAGACAAAGGTATCTGGACAGCCAAGAAACGTTATATCATGAATGTGTATGACAATGAAGGTGTTCGTTACAATGAACCAGACTTAAAAGTTATGGGTCTTGAAATGATTAAATCTTCAACTCCTGCCGCAGTTCGCACAAAGATGAAAGAATCTATCAACATCATGATTGCCGGCACAGAAGAAGATATGCACAAGTTCATTCAGGAGTTCCGTGAAGAATTTAAGAATCTGCCTGTTGAAGAGGTATCTTTCCCACGTGGTATTAACGGACTTTCAAAGTATGCGGATGCAGTCACTCTATATAAAATGGGTACACCAATCCATGTGAAAGGTGCAATCATTTATAATCACAATTTGGAAAAAATGGGTCTCACAAAGAAGTATCCCAAAATTCAAGAAGGTGAGAAGATTAAGTTTTCCTATCTGAAGAAGCCCAATCCTTTCAAAGATACCGTTATCTCTTATCCTTCTCGGTTGCCAAAAGAATTTGACATTACCAAATTTATCGATTATGATACACAATTCGACAAGACTTTTGTGGAACCGATTAAAGTTATCCTAGACTGTATCGGTTGGACCACTGAAAAGCAAAGCACACTTGATGACTTTTTTAACTAAGGAACACTATGAGTATATTAGACAAAATCAAAAAGAATAGTAGCATTAAAGATTCTGCTATTCTATCCAAATCAAAGTTCTTCACACAGAAAGATATGATTGCAACCGCAGTACCGGCAATCAATATTGCTTTATCTGGAAAGTTGGATGGCGGTTTAACACCAGGTCTTACAATGTGGGCTGGCCCATCGAAACATTTTAAGACTGCTTTTTCATTATTGATGGCCAAATCTTACATGGACAAATATCCTGATGCTGCACTGCTTTTCTATGATTCTGAGTTTGGTACTCCTCAATCCTATTTCGATTCTTTTGGTATTGACACTGATAGGGTGCTTCATACTCCACTTACTGATATCGAACAGTTGAAGTTTGACGTAATGAAACAACTGACAGAATTGGAACGTGGTGAACACCTAATCATTGTTATTGATTCTATTGGCAACTTGGCATCCAAGAAAGAAGTTGAAGATGCATTATCTGAAAAGTCTGTGGCTGATATGTCAAGAGCAAAACAAGTCAAGAGTTTGTTCCGTATGGTGACACCACACTTGTCTTTGAAAGATATTCCAATGATTGTAGTGAATCACACTTACATGGAAATTGGTATGTTCCCTAAAGCAATCGTTGGTGGTGGCACAGGTTCATATTACTCTGCCGATAACATTTTTATTCTTGGTCGCCAGCAAGAAAAAGAGGGAACCGAAATCACTGGTTACAACTTCATTATCAATGTAGAAAAGTCCCGTTATGTCAAAGAAAAATCTAAAATCCCTGTTTCAGTATCTTTTGACGGTGGCATTAGCAAGTGGAGCGGCCTATTGGATATCGCTCTCGAATCCAAACATGTGGTAAAACCAAGTAATGGTTGGTACAGCAAAGTAAATTCTGAAACTGGTGAAGTTGAAGAAAAGAAATACCGTGAAAAAGACACCAATACATCAGAGTTCTGGACTTCAATCTTGGCAGACCAAACATTCCAAGAATATGTTTCAAACAAATATGGTGTTGCTACTGGCAGCATCATGCAGGAAGAAGAATGATAGAAGGTGTGGATTACTGTTTCATTTATCCTAAGGGTGATGAGACTATAACCCACATCAAACTACTTAACGGTAGTTATAAGGATGTGGTGTTCAAATATGGTAAAGTAAAAATAACGGAAGAAGTTGATGGGCCCCATTTACATTTCGCTTTTGATGTGTTAGAATCACCAATCGTGAAGCCTAAAAAACTTATGGATGATGCCAAATTCAAAAACTATCTTGGTGATATGTTGGTTGAATTGATGAGTGACAATGTTGATGGGGATATTATTGATGAAACTAGAACAAACGATACTGAAGAACCTGATTTACTCAGATGAATACCTGAGAAAAGTTCTTCCTTTTTTAAAGAGTGAATACTTCACCGACCGAGCAGAAAGACTAATTTATGATGAAATTAAATCATTCACGGAAACTTACAATAATGCACCATCGCCTGAAGCGCTTGTATTGGCCGTCCAAGAAAGGCGAAATCTCACAGATGCAGAAGTGGAAAAGTGTCAAACTACTATCCAAGAAATTGAGAAAACTAAAGGAGAGAAATCCCAAATTCAATGGCTTACTGACAAAACCGAACAATTCTGTCAAGAAAAGGCCATCTATCAGGCAGTATTGGGGAGCATTTCTATTCTTGAAGGAAAAGACAAAACGCACGACAAAGGTCAGATTCCCAAAATACTATCAGACGCTTTAGCCGTAACTTTTGATACCTCAGTTGGCCACGATTATTTGGAGAACAGTGATGAACGATATGAATTCTACCACAGACACGAAGAACGAATCCCGTTCGACTTGGATTACTTCAACAAGATTACAAAAGGTGGATTACCTGGTAAAACTCTCAATATCGCTCTGGCTGGTACTGGTGTCGGTAAGTCTCTTTTTATGTGTCACGTTGCCGCTGGTGCTATGTCTCAGGGTCGTAATGTTCTCTACATCACAATGGAGATGGCTGAAGAAAAGATTGCCGAACGCATTGATGCAAATCTCCTTAATGTTACGTTGGATGATTTGACAAGTCTTTCGAAAGACATGTATGACAAGAAAGTTGCAAAACTAAAAGCAAAGACTACAGGTAAACTAATCATCAAAGAGTATCCAACTGCATCCGCATCCGCAACACACTTTAGGTCTTTATTGAATGAACTCAATCTTAAAAAATCGTTTCGTCCTGACATTATCTTTATTGATTATCTTAATATATGCTGTAGTTCTCGCATTAAAGCCGGAGCAAACATCAACTCCTACACCTACGTTAAGTCAATTGCAGAAGAACTGCGTGGCCTTGCCGTTGAATACGGAGTTCCAATTGTATCTGCTACACAAACAACACGTTCAGGCTTTACCAGTTCCGATCCCGGACTGGAAGACACAAGTGAGTCTTTTGGTTTGCCCGCTACCGCTGACTTGATGTTTGCTTTGATTACATCCGAAGACTTGCAAGAACTTGGTCAAATCATGGTGAAACAATTGAAGAATCGTTACAATGATCCTACGATGTACAAAAGATTCACTGTTGGTGTTGACAGAGCAAAGATGAAACTCTATGACGTTGAACAATCTGGCCAAGAAGGTCTTGTTGATGCTGGTATTGTTGATGCAGCGGTCAACGTAAAGAAACCTGGTAAGAAATCATTTGATGGATTTAAAGTATGATATTGACTAAAGAAGATGCTATTCATTGTGCAAATGCGTTTGAAGATTACTTTGGTAATTTTGACCGTATTGATGAGTACATGCGTGACCAA